CCATACGCCAGCCGAATCGAATACGACGGCTGGAGCCATACCAAAGCCCCCGCTGGCATGGTCCGCGTATCGCTGGCCCGCATCAACGCAATCGTCGCCAAGGCGACTAGCGCCAACAAGGTCTAGCCATGTCCGAAGTGAAGATCAATGCCGCGCTCGTCACGGCATATCGGGCGGCTTTGCCTGCGCTTTCCAGCGCCACCGCCTACGAGGGCATGGGCTTCACGCCCACGATTGGCAGCAAGTGGGGCCAGGTGTTCAACCTGCGCGCCGCTGCGGACGTGGCAAGCCTCGGGGTAGGCGGACAGGACGACCACACGGGCGTGTTTCAGATCGACGTGAACGTGCCTGAGAACTCCGGCACGGCTGCGCTGCTGGCCGACGCCGACACCCTGCGCGCCTATTTCGTGGTCGGTCGCGCCTTCACCTACCAGTCCCAATCCGTGCGCGTCAGGCGTGCGGACGTGTCGCCCATTCGCCGAGTGGATGGGTGGCTGCGCGTGAGCGTGTCTGTCACCTACTCGGCCTACACCACCCGTCCGGAGATTTAACGATGACTGTCGCCAACGGCTCTGCCGTCAAGTACTACTACACCGTCGAGACGGCAGGCGAGATCGCCGCGACGGCCCCCGCGTTCCTGCCGATCCGCTTCAACAGCGCCAACCTGTCGCGTAGCACCGCGCAGGTGGACAGTGGCGAGATTGGCTCCCGCCAGCGCCCCGTCGCCAAGCAGGGCACCTACAGCGTACAGGGCGAGATTGCCTCGGAACTGTCCGACGCCAGCTTCGACGCGCTGCTGGAAATGGCGATGCAATCGACGTGGGCGACCAATACGCTGAAGGTCGGCTCCACGGTCCAGACCATCTCGATCCTGGAGCGCCACACCGATACCGGCGAGGATTACGTCTACTCCAATTGCCGGATCAACACCGTGGCCGTGTCCGCTTCGGTGGATGCCCGCGTTGCCATCACCTTCGGCGTCATCGGCGCCGATCAGCAGGAATACACCGTTCCGGGCGATGCGACCTTCGCCACCGCTGGCACCTCTGAGCCGATGGTGACCAGTGTTGGCAGCATCACCGAGGGCGGCAGCGCGCTTGCCTACGCCACGGCCTACGACTTCACACTCAACAACGGCATGTCGCCGATCTTCGCGCTGGCGCAGCGGTCTGCCTATGACGTGTCCAACGGCATGTTCACCGTGACCGGCAACCTGTCGGCCTATGCGCCGGATGGGACGCTCTACGCGAAGTTTCTCAACGAGACCGACACCACGCTGGCCTTCCAGTGCAGCGATGGCGCCAATACGATGACCTTCACCTTCCCGGCGGTCATCTACACGCAAGCCGAAGCGCCGGTTGCGGGCGATGGGGCGCTGATCTCCAGCTACACCTTCAGCGCGGGCTATGACGCCACCGCCGTGACCACGGTCACCATCACCCGGAGCGCCTAATGGGGATGGAGCAGTTCTACACGCGGCCCAAGGCGAACGAGGGGCGCAAGTTGCCCCTCTACGCCCCGGACGGCTCGGCCACGGACGAATGGATCACCGTGCGGCATGTGTGGTCCGACGCCTTTCAGGATGCCGAGGACGTGAGCCTGCGGGAGATGCAGGAGGCCATGCTGGCGATGGGCGAGAAGCCCGACGCTGCCGAGGTCGCCCGCATCAAGCGCGAGGGCACCACCCGCCTGCTGGCCTCGCTGGTGGTCGCGTGGTCCTTCGCGCAGGAATGCACGCCCGACAACGTGGTCGCCTTCCTCGCCAACGCGCCGCAGATTGAGGATCAAATCAATCGCTTCGCGGCGGATGCCAAAGGTTTTTTCGGGAGCGAGTCGCGCAAGCCAAAGCGTGGCTCGAAAGCGAAAAGCGCCTAAGCGCCCCCCAGCCGGGCGGCGGGACACTCCGCGCGCACCTGCTGGCCGCCGTCAAAGCCGGGGCGCCACGCCCCGCACAGCTCGACCAACCCCCCTTCCCAACTCACTTCGGCCACGTCATCGCCTGGCTGCCGCAACTCCCGTGCCCGATTGGGTGGCAGGAGCTTGCGGCGTGGCAGTCGGTGACGGGCCGGAAGTGCCGCTGGGAGATTGACCTGTTGATGGATCTTGACCGAGTGAGGCAATCGTGACTGATACGGCATCGCTCGTCATCAAGGTAGACAGCTCAGGTGCGGCGAAGGCGTCGGCGAACCTCGACAAGCTGGACCGTGCTGCGGGCAACAGCGAACGGGCCGCCAACAAATTCGGCAAGGCGTGGGGCGTTGCCATTGGCCTGATTTCGTCTGCCGTGGTGATTGGCGCAACCCGCGCCTTCATCAAGCAAGCCGATGCGATGGCGAACATGAACGCCAAGCTGAAGCTGGTCACGGGCAGCACCATTGCCGCCACGGCTGCACAAAAAGACCTGTTCGACCTGTCGCAGAAAACGTCGAGCGATCTGGAGGCCACGACCAACCTCTACGTCAAGCTCGGGCAATCGTCCAAGGAGCTTGCGGGAAATCACGCGCTGCTGCTGGGCATCACGGAGAAGGTTAGCAAGGCGCTGGTGATTTCCGGCGCCGATGCGGCATCGTCTACCGCCGTCATCCGTCAATTTTCGCAGGCGATGGCTGCTGGTGCATTGCGCGGCGACGAGTTCATCTCGGTCATGGAAGGCGCTCCGCGACTGGCGCAGGCCATCGCCGCTGGCATGGACGTATCGGTCGGCTCGCTCCGCAAGCTGGCCGCCGAGGGAAAGCTGACCTCCGCTGCGATTATCAAGGCGCTGGAAGATCAGGGCGACGTGCTGGATCAAGAGTTCGGCGCGATGCCGCTCACGGTGTCCCGCGCGACGCAACAGGTCCGCAATGCGCTGACGCTGATGATCGGCGACACCAGCGAGGCTACGGGCGCGAGCAAGAAGCTGGCCGAATCTATTGCTAACCTCGCCCGCCTACTGGAATCGGAAGATACCAAGCGCGCATTCGCCTCGGTGGTGGGCGGTATTGTCAGCGTGTCGTCCGCGCTCATTACCGCAACAAACAAGACCCTTGAGGCGATCAGCGCCCTGCGCGAATACCTCGGGCTGGCCGACAAGCAAAGCTCGGTCATGCTTGGCAATCGCCGCAATGATCTAGAGGGCGAGTTGTTCGCGGCCCAGCGCAACGCGGGCGGCGGCAATGGGATGCTTGGCGCGACCATGCTCCCCGGCGTCGGCCCTTTGGTCGGCATGGCGGGCGGACTGGTCAACGCCAGCGAGCAGGCGCGGATTCGCAACCTCAAGAATGAGATTGCCGAGATAGACGCGATCCTTGAATCGCGCGAGAAGAAAGCCGCCGACGACTTCGCCAAGTATCGCGGCCTCGACCCGAACAATGGCCTGAACGTCAACCCGAATGGAAGCCCCGCATCCGGCGGCGATAGCCCTACCGATGGCGAAGCCGCCGCCAAGCGCCTCAAGGCCGCCTATGACTCGCTGAACGCTTCGCAGCGTGAGCGTATCGCGCTGTTTGGAGACGAGAGCGAGGTAGCCAAGGTCACCTATGCGATCAACGAGGGCGGTCTGAAGGGGCTGTCCGAAGCCAAGAAGGCGGGGCTGTTGCAGGACGCCAAGTGGATCGACTCTCTGGAGGATTCGGCGGCACTGGAACGTGTTTGGGCGGATAGCAAGGAGGAAGCCACAAAGATCTTCCTTGATTCGGAAAACGCTAAGAATGAGGCAATCGTGCGGGGTCGCGCCGCCACTGACGACCTGATTGCCGATATGGAGTCGGAGCTTCGCATCACGCAGGCGCAGGGTGACGAGAAGGAACGGCTGATTGCCTTGCGCTACGCCGACGCGCACGCCACCGACGCGCAGGTGGCTGCCGTGTCCAAGCTGGCCGTTGAACTCAAGCGCGCCCACGAACGCGAGCAGGACATAGAGGACGTGAAGGGTGCCTTCAAGGGCCTATTCGTTGACCTGTCGGATAGCTCCGAAAGCGCCAGCAAAGACCTGGACCGTTTCTTCGACCGCCTCAAGCAAAAGGCGATGGAAGTCATGGCGGACAAGGCCATCAATGCGCTGTTCGGCATGTTCTCGCAAAAGGACGGCGCGACCAGCGGCGGCGGATGGATGGCGGCGATCATGTCGGCCTTCGGCGGCGGCAAGGCATCGGGCGGTCCCGTCATGGCGGGCCAGTCCTACCGCGTGGGCGAGAAGGGCAGGCCGGAGATTTTCACCCCGTCGCAGAACGGGACGATCTCGCAGGCCGGCCAGGGCGCCGCCGTGACCGTAAACCTGAAGATCGAAAACGCACCCTCGCAGCCCGAGGTTTCGCAGCAGCGCAATCCCTCCGGCGGTGTTGACCTGATGGTGACGTTCAAGAAGCAGGTGCAATCGCTGGTCAAGTCCGGCATTGCGGGCGGCGCCTTCGACGGCGTAGCAGGGCAGGCATGGGGCGTGCGCCGCATGGGGGTGTCACATGGCTGAGTGGCCCACCTCCCTGCCGACCCCACTGCTGGAGGGCGTTAGCTATTCCTCGCAGTCAAACGTCATCCGCACGCAAATGGATGCGGGCGTGGCAAAGACCCGCAGGCGATTCACCGCCGTTCCCGAGGACGTGACGTTTTCCCTGTTTCTCGACCGCGCGCAAGTCCAGACGTTGCAGGATTTCGTGGCGATCACGCTGGCTGACGTGCTGCCGTTCAATTGGCTGGAGTTCCGCAAGCCCGACACGACGACCGTCGTCTATCGGTTCAAGTCCCGCCCGAAGTTCTCTCCGATGGGGACCGGCCTGTATTGGCGAGCCGACATTGAACTGGAACTGCTGACCACCTTCCAAGGCACGTTCCTGCTCGACGTGTCCCCCCTGACGACCTGACATGCCACGCCAGCTTTCCGCCACCGCCGCCGAAGCGATCCTTGCCCGCGAGACGGGGGAAGTGTTCCTGTCGTGTCTGACGATCTCGGGCGACGGTCTGGACACCCTGCGCGCGGTGAACAACACCGAGCCGGTGACGCGAGGGACCGCGACGTTCCACCCGTACCCGTTCGAGGTCGAACTTCCCGAGGACACGGACGCGGCATCCAACGGCGTGACCCTGCGCGTGGACAACTGCGACCGGCAGGTAATCCGGGCGCTGCGGGAATACACGGGCATCCCGCAATGCACGCTGGAAGTGTTCCTCGCCAGTTCACCGGACACGGTCGAGGTTGGCCCGTTCGAGTTCTCGGTGCTGGCCTTCGACGCCGACGCGATGACCATCAACGTGCAGCTCGGCTACGAGGAAGATTTCCTCAACCAGGGCGTGCCGAGTACCAGCTACACGCCGAGCAATTCGCCGGGCATGTTCGTATGACGCTCGCCGATTTTGTGGGCCTGCCGTTCGCCGACCACGGGCGGGATCGCGCTGGCTGCGATTGCTGGGGCCTGGTGCGGCTGGTGCTGGCCGACCTGCGCGGCATCGTCCTGCCCGACTACGGCTCCGGCTACCGCGAGACGACGGACAGCGCGGGGATCGGCGTGTCGATCCGCGAGGGGCTGGTGCGCGACTTCCGCCGGGTGGACAAGCCCGAGCCATTCGACCTCGTGATCTTCAACCTCGCCGGCAAGCCGTGGCACGTCGGGCTGGTGGTCGGGCGACACCGCTTCCTGCATTGCCCGCAGCCGGACGGGAAGGGCAACGACGGCTCCAGTCGCATCTGCAACTGGACCGACCGCATGTGGCACAAGCGCGTCGAGGGGTTCTATCGCTATGTCGGCTGACACTCCCCTCATCCTGCGCGCCCACCCGTTCACGCAAGACACGGGCGTCTATCCCGTGCGCGGCGGGCAGACGCTTCAGGCGATGCTCACCGAGGGCGCGCGTGGCCGCGACATTGGCCCGACCGTGCGCGTGGAGATCGGCGGGTATGAAGTCCCGCGCGAACTGTGGGCGAAGGTGCGACCGAAGGCGGGCGTCCCGATCCATTGCACGGTGATGCCGGCTGGTGGCAATGGAGGCGGGTCGAAGATCCTCAAGACCGTCCTGTTGGTCGCCCTGACGTACTTCACCGCAGGCATGGCGACGGGCGCGGTCACCTATTCCCTGTTCGGCCTGTCGGCTGCCGCGAGCGCGGGGCTGGTCTACATGGTGGGCTCGCTGGCGATCAATGCGCTGATCCCGCCTCCGAAGCCGGCCTCGTTCGGCAGCTCGGACGCAGGTGCCGCCCCTGGCCGCTGGAACATGTTGACCGGCACCAGCAATCAGATCGCGCAGTACGGCGCGATCCCGTTCACGCTCGGCGAGTGCAAGGTGTTCCCCCCGCACGCGGCGATGCCGTACACCGAAGTCCTCGGGGATACCAGCTACCAGCGCCTCATGTTCGACCTCGGCCACGACTGGGGCGGGCCGGACGATACGACGGTCTACATGGACGTGACTGATATCAAGATCGGTGACACCGCGATCAGCAGCTTTACCGAGGTCGATTACGAGATCACGAAGGTCCCCACGCTCTATAC